TAGTTCTAGTGGTTCAGGAGCAATAGTTATATCTGACCAGATTGTAGGCATTAGAGGTTTCCGTGAGGATTTATTTATATTTTGTGAGAATAGTATTTACAAGCTTATAAATATAAATAATACTTCAACGATAGCTGTAGTACCTGTAGCTGAAAACGTAGGTTGCATGAGTGGTTATAGTATTCAAGAAATTGGTGGTGACTTAATATTTTTAGCACCCGATGGATTAAGAACAATAGCAGGTACAGCAAGAATTGGTGACGTTGAGTTAGGTACAGTTAGTAAAGCTATACAACCTTTGCTTACAGCTTTAGCTAGTACAATTAATCAATATGTTATTAGTAGTGTTGTAATAAGAGACAAGTCTCAGTATAGATTATTTTACTCAGACATTCTTACAGATGAAAATCAACAACGTGGTATAATAGGAACACTAAGACCTAATGGTTTTGAGTGGTCTGAAACAAGAGGATTAGAAGTTACAGAAATAGGTTCTGCATTTAATGAATCAGGTGTTGAAGAATACTTCCACGGAAATACGAATGGTTATGTATACACACACGATTCAGGAAATTCTTTTGATGGTACAAATATTTTAGCTCGTTACGCAACACCCGATTATGATTACGGAGATTTAGGAACATTAAAAACTTTACACTATATGAAAGTTTCTGCAGCAGCAGAAGGTGTAGTAGAACCAAATGTAAGAATTAGATTTGATTATGGAAATCGTAACGTACCACAACCTTCTAGTGTAGTTGATTTAGGTGTAATAAATGCTCCGGCTATATTTGGTGAAGGAGAATTTGCAGCAACAGTTTTTGGAGGAAGTAACAATCCTCTTATTAGAGTACCTTTACAGGGAAGTGGACACAGTAACAATTTTACTTTTATAAGTGATGATACAAAATCACCCTATACAATTAATGGTCTATACGTAGACTACATACCTTCAGGCAGGAGATAACAACAAATGGCACAAACATATACTAGACAGAGTTCATTAGCAGACGGGGATACTATTACTGCTTCTTTATTCAATGACGAATACAATCAATTATTAAATGCTTTTGCGTATAGCTCATCAAGTGCTAGTGCTACTGGGCATAGACACGATGGAACAACAGCTCAAGGTGGAAACATTCATACGATTGGTGACTTAGATTTTTTAAATAAAATAAAAGTATCTAGTAATACTTGGGAGTTCTATGTAGAAGTTTCTAGTGCAGCAGCTAAACAAATGGTTCTACAGGATGGTGCTTTAGTACCTAATGCTGATAGTGACTTAGACTTAGGAACAAGCTCACTATATTTTAAAGATGCTTTTATAGATTCAATAACTACTACAGGTAACGTAGCTGTAGGTGGAAACTTAACAGTCACAGGAACAACTACCTTTAATGGTGGTACGCTTACTCTTGGTGACTCTGCAGCAGACAATGTTGTATTTGGTGCTGACGTAGACTCAAACATTATACCTGACGATGATGGTGCATATGACCTTGGTAGTTCTTCACAAGAATGGAGAGATTTATATATAGACGGAACTGCACACATTGATACGCTAGACGTAGATGTAAATGCTACCATTGCAGGAACTTTAGGTGTTACAGGTGTACTCACTGGTACAAGTTTAGACATTTCTGGAAACATTGATGTTGATGGAACAACTAATTTAGATGTTGTTGATATAGACGGAGCTGTAGATATGGCTTCTACACTAGCAGTTGCAGGTGTTTTAACAGGAGCATCTTTAGATATTAGTGGTAATATAGACATAGATGGTACTTCAAATTTAGATATTGTAGACATTGATGGTGCTGTTGACATGGCTACAACTCTTACAGTTGGTGGTGAAATAACAGCAGCTAGTTTAGATATATCAGGAAACGTAGACATAGATGGTACGCTTGAAACAGACGCACTATCTTTAAATGGTACAGCAGTTACTGCAAGTGCAGCAGACATTAACCTTATAGATGGAATTACAAATGGCACAGTCATTGCAAGTAAAGTTCTTATAGCTGATGCAAACATAGACATTACAGGTGGTAGAAATATTACAATCTCTGGTGAACTTGATGCAGCTACACTTGATATCTCAGGTAACGCAGACATAGACGGAACATTAGAAGCTGATGCTATAACAATAGCAGGAGTTACTTTAGCAGAAACTATTTCTGATACTGTAGGTGCTATGGTTACAAGTAATACTGAATCAGGAATTGCAGTAGCTTATCAAGATGCAGATAATACTTTAGACTTCACAGTTGGTACACTTAACCAAGATACAACAGGCACAGCAGCACTAGCTACAACTGTTACAATTACAGACAACGAAAACACAAACGAAAACAACGCACTTATTTTTACAGCCGGTGGAGACTTAGATGGTGGTAACTTAGGTTTAGAATCAGATGGTGATTTAAAATATAATCCAAGCACAGGAACTCTTTCTGCTACTAATATTTCTGTTAGTGGTACACTTAGTACTGTAGACTCAGTTACTATGAGTGCTAACAACGCTGTTATATTTGAAGGTGCTACTGCTGATGCACACGAGACTACACTTACTATTGTAGATGCTACGGCTGATAGAACAATTACTTTACCTAACGTATCGGGTACAGTTCCTGTATTAGCTGCAGCAAGTAATACACAAATTACTTCTACACCTGCAGAGCTTAATGCCTTAGATGGTATTACTGCTGTTGTAGGTGAGCTTAATGCTTTAGATATTGGTAGTACTGCTGTTGGTACTGCTGTAGCTTCTAAAGCAGTTATATTAGATTCTAATAAAGACTACACAGGTGTTAGAAACTTTACATTGTCAGGTGAATTAGATACAGGAAGTTTAGATGTTAGTGGAGATGCCGACATAGACGGTACACTAGAAACAGATGCTTTATCTATAAATGGTACAGCAGTTAGTAGTACTGCAGCAGAATTAAATATCTTAGATGGAGTTACCTCAACTGCTGCTGAACTTAATATCCTAGATGGTGTCACAAGCACTGCAGCAGAGTTAAACATTTTAGACGGAGTTACTAGTACTGCTGCAGAACTTAATGCCTTAGATGGAATTACCGCAGTAGTCGGAGAGCTTAATGCTCTTGACATAGGTAGTACAGCAGTAGGTACAGCCGTGGCTTCTAAAGCTGTAATACTAGATTCTAATAAAGATTACACAGGTTTAAGAAACTTAACAATTACAGGTGAGCTAGACGCAGCTACTTTAGATATAAGTGGTAACGTAGACATTGATGGTGTACTAGAAACAGACAATTTAACAGTTGGCGGAGACCAAGGCTCAGACGGAGAAGTTTTAACTTCAACAGGAAGTGGAGTAGCTTGGGAAGCAGCAGGAGGTGGAGTGACCTTTAAAACCTTTGGTACAAGCTCCATAATGATTGGAGACAATGCTACAGGAACTATTGATGCTGCTAATAATAATACAGGTGTAGGTGTAGATGTTTTTGCAGCACTTACTACTGGTGATAATAACGTTGCTATTGGTTTTGCAGCTTTAGATGCAAATACAACTGGTGGTTCTTCTGTAGCTGCGGGTTATGGAGCATTAGGTGCTAATACCACAGGTGGAAACAATACTGCATTAGGTCATAGCACTTTAGCAGCCAATACAACGGCAAACAATAATGTAGCGGTAGGGCATGAGGCACTAACAGCAAATACCACAGGTACGCAAAATGTAGCACTTGGGCAAGGTGCTTTAACTACTAATACAACTGCAGATAATAACACAGCAATTGGTAGACAGGCTCTAAGATTAAACACCACAGGTCATTCTAATGTAGCAGTTGGTAAGGATGCACTGGAAGCAAATACCACAGCAGATAACAACACAGCATTAGGTTTTGATGCTTTAACTTCAAACACAACAGCAGCAGGTAACACAGCAGTTGGACAGGCTGCTCTAACAACAAACACAACAGGTGCTAATAACACAGCAGTTGGTAAAAGTACTTTAGCAGCAGCTACAACTGCAGGAAACAATACGGCAGTTGGGCAAGGTGCTATGGAATCAACTACCACAGGTGCAAACAATGTAGCGGTAGGACTTAGTTCTTTATATACAAACACAACAGGTCATTCAAATACAGCCCTTGGTAAAGCAGCTTTATTTGCAAACACAACAGGAATATTAAACGTAGCGGTCGGTATGGCAGCTTTAGATGCAAACACCTCAGCAAATGCAAACGTAGCTGTGGGTTATGCCTCTTTAGGATTAAACACTACAGGAGCAACTAACACAGCAATTGGACACGAAGCATTAGACGCTAATACCACAGCATCAAACAATGTCGCAGTGGGGTACAATTCTTTAGGTTCGAACACCACAGGTGCTTCAAACACATCCGTTGGTACAAGTGCTATGGCAGCACACACTACAGGAAACAACAACGTAGCAGTCGGTTTGTCTGCTTTACTGGCAAGTACCACAGGGCATGAAAACGTAGCCGTAGGCATAGAATCTCAGGCAGCAACAACGACAGGTGGTCACAACACATCCGTGGGTAAAGGTTCTTTAAATGCTAACACCACAGCTTCAAACAACACAGCAGTTGGTTCTGGTTCTTTAGCATTGAACACCACGGGACCGGGTAATGTTGCGGTAGGGTTTAACGCACTAGATTCAAATACGACAGGAGAATACAACACAGCCTTGGGTTTTGGCGCAGCAGGACTTAATACTACAGGTGCAGGAATTGTTGCAGTGGGTTCAGGTGCGTATTCAGCAGGGACTACTGGTTCACACAACATAGCAGTTGGTGGTAGTTCTTTAGGAGCTAACACTACAGGTCATTCAAATGTTGTAATGGGTCATAATGCAATGGACGCATGTACTACAGGACACTCAAATGTTGCTGTTGGATTTAATGCAGGAGGAGCTGTAACATCAGGAACAAGCAATGTTCTTTTAGGAATAAACTCAGGAGATGCTATAACTACAGGTGCAGTTAATACTGCAATTGGTGATGGCTCTTTAAGTGCATTAACAGCCTCCACTGCTCCTAATGTTGCTGTTGGTGGAAATTCACTTATCACAATGACAGGTGGTGATGGTGGAAACACAGCATGTGGTTATAGAACATTAGAAGCATTAACAACTGGTTCAGGCAACACAGCAGTTGGGTTGACAACAGCACTTGCTTTAACTACAGCAACTAATACTACGCTACTTGGAGTTTCCGCAGGAACAGCAATTACAACAGGTGGAGATAACAATTGTCTGGGGAACGCTTCAGGGTCAGCTATAACATCAGGAGCTAATAATGTTTGTTTAGGTACTTCATCAGGTACAGCTAATAATCCGGGTGGTGCAATAACTACAGGTTCAAATCAAATAGCCATAGGTAATGCTTCATCAGCAAATGCACACATACAGATTGATTGGACAGTAGCCTCTGATAAACGTGATAAAACAGATGTAACACCATTAGACATGGGATTAGATTTCATTAATAAATTAGAACCAGTAACTTATAAATGGGATAAACGTGCTAAGTACGAAGAAGGAAATACTCCTGACGGAACGCACAAAGAAAGTTGGACTGATGTTGGTTTCTTAGCACAAGATGTTGAAGAAATAGAAGCAGAATATGGTCACAAGATAGATGATGAAACTAACTTAACAACGTACATGAGCGAAGATAAAGATTCTTATGGTCTTACTTACGCTAAGTTTGTACCAATGTTAGTTAAAGCAGTACAAGAACTTACGACAAAAGTCGAAGAATTAGAAGATAAACTTAATAATAAAGGAGAAAAATAATGGCAACAGTAACAGAATGTTTAGCAGCAGCAACAGATTCAGTAACACTTATAAACGATATAAACACAAACGGCTCGTCCTCTGATTATGCATCAACGTGTGCAGACCAAGCCGAGATAAATGAAATGATACAACGTAATGTTGACCACCTTTCAACTATCTTGCTTTACGAACCTGTAGATGGTGACGATACGCCAAATGTAAAAGGAGCAGCAAGTAATTTAAAAACTACTCACGTTACAGCAGTTACAACTGGCACAGATTACATAGCAGCAAACTAGGACAACATTATGGACTTTATAATAGGATTAATAATTGTAAGTGTTATAGCTTGCGTAATTATAAGTAAAAAGAAACCTGAATGGGTAGAGCTTGTTAAATCTAAAATCAAAAAGTAAAAGGAAACAACATGGAGCTTTCAGGATATATATTGTGGAATGTGTTTTTAACACTTATTGTAGCTCCAATACTTTACAGCATTCGTGGAAACACAAGTGAACTAAAAAGGCTTGATATTTTGATGAACAAAACAAGAGAAGAAATAGCTAAAGAATACGTAACTAAATCAGAACTCTCAGATGGAATGAACAGAGTGTTTGATACACTAGATAAAATAGAAGAGAAACTGGACAAACTGTTCGAGGTTAAATAATGAAGAATATGAAAAAACAAAGGAAGCGTTATAACAAAGGTACTCGTCAAGATTATACAGCAGGTGGTCGTGTAGGTTATGCGGTTGGAGATATTGTTAATTATGGTAATGAGGATGAACGTAAAACAGGTGCAGAAAATGAAGATAATGCTCAAGCACCTGTTGACGAAACTAATGAAGATACTAACTCAACAGACAACACTAACACTAACACTGATACACCTACACCAGAGGATACACCTACACCAGATGATACACTTACACCTCCGCCTTTAGTTGATCCGGAAGAAAGAAGAAAAAGAATTGAAGCAGCAGGTAAGACTGTAACAGACGCAGCTACTGGTATTGTTCCGACACCTGCAGTAATTCCTGATGTTACAAAAGTTGACGAAACCATAGAAGCTGACGTAAAACAAATGACAGACGAAGATTTGTCAGTAGCAGTAGCAGGTAAAGCTTCCGCAGGTGTTGCTCCCACAGCCGCTACAGGAACAGCTTCTACTACAGATGCTCCTGCTTCAGTAACTGCACAAGGGTATACAGCAGACACCACAGGTTCAGCGACAGCGACAGGCGAGACAGGTACGTTATCTGAAGGCGCTGACATGACAGAGGATGAAATTGCAGCGGCAGCAAATGTAGCAGACGTTGCGCCTATTGTAGGTGTTGATGTTGACATTCCTGCAGGCGCTTTAGCAGCAAGAGTTATTGGTAAAATAAGTCCCGAAGCTATATCAGTAGCTGCTCAAAATACAGGATCAAGCTTACGAAAACTTTCTAGAGCTAAAAAACAATTAAGAAAAGCAGGCTTAACAGAAGATCAAATTTCTACTATCGGAGATGATATAGAAGATTTAGAAGATAGGCTAGACGATTTTACAGAAGAAGAAAGAGGGTTAATAGCAGGTCTTGATAAAGATACATTAGTAGATGCTCAAATGAGTAGGTTACTAGATGGAATGCAAAATGGTGAGATGCCTATGTGGGCTTCTCCTGCAGTTTCTAAAGTAGAACAGATGTTAGCATCACGAGGTTTATCAGCTTCTTCTGTTGGACAAGCAGCATTAACTAATGCAATTATTCAAGCAGCTTTACCAATGGCGCAAAGCAATGCTACTGCACTACAAGGAGCAGCTACGCAACAAAGAGATATTGAAGCTAGAGAATCTGAAGCAAATGCACAAAGATCACAACAAACAGCGTTATCAAATGCTAGTACTGTTTTTCAAATGGACATGGCACAATTTACTGCCGATCAACAAAGAACATTGTCTAACAGTAAATTCATGCAAACTGTAAGTTTAACTAATGCAAGCAATGATCAACAGGCTGCGATACAAAATGCAGTAATACAATCACAAATTAATTTAGCAGAAGCTAATTCAATAACTAGACTAACTTCACAGAACGCATCTGCGTTTTTACAAATGGACATGTCAAACTTGTCTAATGATCAACAAGCTACAATGTTTACAGCTCAAGCAAAACAACAAGCTATGTTAAGTAATCAAGCTGCAAGTAATGCTTCTAAGCAATTTAATGCTGCTAGTGAAAATCAAACTAATCAGTTTATGGCTAACTTAGCAACAAACGTAGCTTTAGATAATACTAGACAAAAGAATGCTATGGAAACATTTAATGCACAACAAAAAAATGTTAACGCTGCACAAAATGCAAACAGAGCAGCAGACGTTAGCAAGCTTAATGCTCAGCTTGAAACACAAATTGATCAATATAATTCGCAACAAGAATTTTCTAAAAATCAATGGAACGTACAAAATTCACAAGCTATTGAACAAGCAAATACACAGTGGCGAAGACAGTCAAATACAATAAACAGTGCTGCACAAAATGCTGTTAATCAACAGAACGCACAGAATGCTTTTGGTTTAAGTTCACAGGCTACAAGTTTTTTATGGCAAGAGTTAAGAGATCAGGCTGACTTTGATTTTAAAGCTTCTGAAAATGAACTGCAACGTAAAGCTTCGTTAACCATAGCTGCGTTAGGTAATGATGGTTTAATCTACAAAGGTAGAAATGTTGAATCTTCTTTAAAAGCAGCAATGGGAATTTTAAATGGTTATTCAACTACACCTACAGGAAACCCTGCTGGTCCAGATGGTAGATAAAAAAGGAAATAAGAAATGAAAAAATTTATTAAAAAGATTGGTAGAGAAATTAAAAGGGTAGGTAAACAAATTGGTAAACCTTTTAAAAAATTAATGAAAACTAAAATTGGTAAAATCATAGGTACTATTGGTATGATGATGATGGGTGGTTGGATGCTAGGAGGAGCAAAAACTTTTATAGGAAGTATGTTTACTACTGGAAATGTAGGAACAGCTTTTACTAACACTATGGCTTCAATGGGTGCGGAACTTGGTACTGCATACAGTAGTGTAACTGGTGCTGTTAAAGGAATGTTTACAGGTGGTGGAACAAACAGCGTAGTAGCAGGATCAGAAGCAGCAGCAGCAAGAGTTATGACAGCAGCAGATGCAGCAGCAGCAGCAGGTACAACAGCCCCAACAATAGTTGGTGGAGAAACAATATTAGCACAGGCAGATGCAGCAGCAGCAGCAGAAGCAGCAAAAAACACAATTGTTAAACTTCCTGAAGCAACAAATACATCTAAAGTTACAATAGGAGCAGATGGTCTAGGCGAAAGTGTAAGTGGTCGTGTTCTTGAAGGAGCTGCAGAAACAACTAAAACTGTAGGTAAAGGACTTCCTGTTCCAGACGTTACACTTGATCCTACTCTTGTAGATGTTAGTAAAACAAATTTACTTGATCCTACGACAGCATTTACTCCTGATGTAACAGCAGTAGGAGACATTCTAAATCCGGCAGATGCTAAGAAACTTAGTTGGGCGCAAAGAAATATACCAAGACTTGCCGATGCTTTTGGTGAAGCAGGAAGTGTAAGTGAATTGTATGATAATACATTAGGTATCAAACCTTTTGGTAATATGCCTAATGCTCCTAAATTTGTGCAGGGTACAGACTTAGCAGAATTAAAAACAGGCTACACTTTGTTACAGAAACCTGAAGAACAATATCAACAAGGAGCTAGTGATATGTCAGGAGCATACGCAGCATTAGATGCTAATTCACAAAGACTGTATACAGGCAACACTCCTTCAATGGCTACACTAATGGATGGCAGAACAAGCATACCTAGTCCTTCAGTTGTAGGCACAGCAGCCTACACACGACTAGCTAAGGACGCAAGTTTCTTATATGATAGTACTTTACTAGCATCATAATAACGGAGAATACAAATGTCAATAAATCCTGATGAACTTATAAATATAGAAGGTATGGGAGGAATTACTCCTTTCGAAAGACCAGTAGCCGGACAATCTTTAACAAATGATCCTGACTCAAAATATCCTTGGGAGAAACCGCCTGAGTTTACAGAAGTTCAAGGAGCAATAATGTCTATACTTGCAGATTCATATGAGAAAGAAACTTATGAAATGATTGCTTTAAGTATTGCTGATGGTATGCCTGTAGGAGATTTAACTTCTATGATTTTACAAGCAGGTTTTCAAGAAGGTAAATGGAACCCTGATTTAATGTTAATGTTAATAGAACCTACAATGTATATATTAGCTTCTATTGCAGAACAATGTGACATTGATTATTTGTTATACAGAGGAGATAGTTTAGAATCTTATGACAATGAAAACGAAGAAGAAACAGAAGAAAAAGAATTAGAAGTTTTAAAAAAAATAAAGCAAGAAGGCGAAGACAAGTTAAATTTTAAAGATGTTAAAATTAAAAAAATAACTGCTGAGTCAGTTCCTGAAAAGGCATTAGAAGTTATAGAAGATTTTGAACCGCCTAAAGAATTGGTTAGTTTATTAGCTAGAAAAAAAGAAGAAAGTAATAATAGTTTATTAGAGAGAACATAACATGGTAGATAAAATAGACCCAACTAATCAAACTTCTGTAGAGTACGGACAGTCTTTATTAGGGCGTAAGTATAAACAAGAAGAAAAATTTAGAAAAGATTCTAAAAAAGATGCTCGGACAAGATATGCTACTGAATTTCTTAGTGGTGTAGATAACCTTATTAAAAATCGTGCCGAAAGAAATATGCAAGAAAGGGCAACTAGTTTTGCACCTGTGATTGCTAGAGAAAAAGCTGAAATTCTTGCTAACAACAAAGAGTTTAAAAGTCAAGAAGGTTGGAGGGCTGCTGAAAAAGGTATGGGTATAGAGTCTTATGCGCAACAACAAGCAGATGATTTTCTTATGGCTAATAAATATTCGGATGTAAAAGATTTAGCATACCTTAGAGATACTAAAGAAGACTTGTATGATCAATTTGTAAGAGATCGTAATTTAATGGCTAAATATAAAATAGATCAATACAAAAATAATAAAGTTAGCAAAGAAATAAACGAAGTAGAATATTTAGCTAACTTAAGAAAGTCTAGAGATTACAGACCTAGATCAGGATTGTTGAAAGAAATGGGGGATATCTTTGGTATAAATAAAGATAAAGCAGAAATAGCTATGGCTGATTTACTTGATCCTAAGGGTGAAAAATACTCAAATAATTTAGTTCGCGATCCTGTGGCTATGGAAAAATTATTAAGTGCTAAAGATAGTAAAGGTAATCTTATTTATAATTCAGAAGAACAAGAAACTTTAAGAAAAGGATTGGTAGGGAAAGTAAAAGATAGAGTAAAAGAAAGCAGAGAAGAAGGCACAATAAGTTTTGTAACATTTGGAGAGGCTAATACGGTTAAGACTACAAAAGTAACAAGAGAGAGTCAGTATGGTAAAGATGTAGTTCTCGAAATAGACAATAGTTTATTTAATAACTCTACTGGTAAAATTTTACCGCGTAAGAAACAAAGTTTAGAAGAATTAGCTGTTTCTGAGTTGTCTAAATACTCCGCTGAGTTTACAGAAAAAGAAAAAATAAATCAATTACGAGAAGACAACTATGATCTTTACTCTCGTTTGGTTTCTTTTCAAAGTAAGTTAATTCCAACAGGTTTTAAAACTCCTACTGTTACTGATCAACAAAGAACCAGTGCAGGTAATTTTATACGAAGTACTTTAATAGCAAATTCTGAAGACAGTGCACAGTCTAAAGATTTACTTACTAACTTTTTTGGAGTAAACAGGCAAGGTGACGCTACAACAGATCAAAACGAAGATGTGTTGTTAAAAGAATTTGCAAACTCTGTTGCTATCAGTACTCAGTTTTATGTAGAGCAAGACTTCAGAATAGAAAGAGCACAAGAACTTGCTTTTGCAGAACAGTCAAGAGGTCTTAAGCAGCATACTACAAAGGGTCAATGGGTAGATACAAATGAGTGGTTATTTACAAGACAAAGACCCGGAGCAGGAATAAATAATGTTAAAAAAATTAAGGAGTTTGAAGATTTACCTAAAACAAAAATAGAAAATAACTCAACCGTTACTAGCGTTGTTAATCCTACTATAGAATTACAAAGAGGAACACAAGAAGAAAGAGAAGAGAGTGCAACAAAATTACAAGCTAACTCTACATTTATGAGTGAATATACACGTGCTTCTTTTAGTGTTAAAAATAAAATGTTAGATTCCTATTCTTTAACTACAAAGAACCCAAGAGTTTCAATGGAAGATTTTGTACCTAACGGAGAAAGCGTAAGACTGGAAAACAATAATGGCTATATAACGTGGAATGGTTCTCAGTTTGAACAAAGTGGAGTTGTTGCTGCGTTTGGAGCTTTAGAAGGAACAAATAAAGAATTGACATTTGCTTCTGTTCCGGAAGGACCTATGAAAGATTTAGTAAGAGAAAAAGTTTTAGATGTTTATACAGAGTTTGTTGAAGACTATCCGGAAGCAATTAATAATCCTTCGTTATTATTTAAAAGAATACCTCCGGCAGAAGCTGTAAATAATTTAATAGATGCTGCAGGTGTTTCCTTTTTAGGAGCCACTAGTGGAGATACTAAAATAATTCAAAAGTTTGCTTTAGATGCTTTACAAGACATTTTGCCTAAAGATCAAATAGTCAAAACTTCTATTAACGTACCTCCAAAAAAAGATAACTTTGATGAGGAAAAAAACACTGCTGTTGATAGCAAGTTAGTTACTCCTCTTGCTCAAGGTAATGACATTACAGAACAAGCTATCAACAAAGTGAGTGACATCTTTGGGGATGGAGAAAATGAAAAACAATTTATGAGTAGACTTGTAAACTACGAAAGTTCTAACGGAACTGCTGCTAATACCTTTAGAACTACAGGTACAGATGGGCGTGGTTTAGCACAAGTTTCTCCTATAGCTTTTAAAGAAATTCAACGGAGAATATCTGAAGGTGGAAACCTTGCACAATATGTAGATGTTATTAAAAAAGAAACCGGTATTGATATAACTACACTAGATTATGATACAGATGTTCAAAAACCTTTACATAATATTTTAATGGCTCGGTTGTATTTAAAAATAAACCCTGAAGAAATTCCTAGTTCTTTAGAAGAACAAGGAGTTTATTATAAAAATAATTATAACTCAAATTCTAAAAAAGCTTTAGGTACTCCTGAAGGTTTTGTAGAAAAAAATATTTAATTTATGTCTGTTAATTACACTGATGAATACTCTTACTTGTTTAAAGACAACGAGCAAGAAATATTAACTAATAATAATTTAGAATTAACGGAAGAAGAGGAAGAACAAAAAAGAAAAGAAGAAGAAGAAGAAGAAAATAAAACTCAAACGTACAACGATTCTTACTCTTATTTATTTAATGAAGATAACAACGAAAGTTTACAGGCTTTTAATATGCAAGCTTCAACTGATGAAAAAGTTGACGCAGAAAAAGAACCTTCGTTTGCTCGTAAATTTGATTATGGTTTAGAGCAAGAACAAACAATACTAGGTAACCTTGCACAATCTTTTGTAGCAGGAGCTAAGGCACTTACTCGCTCAGGTCTTTCTTTTGAAAAAGCTTTAAGAGAGTCTGAAAGACAAAGACAGGAAGATATATTTGAAGAATACCCTGAGTTTAAAAACAGACCAGAGGATGCTGCTGTTACGACAGGAAGGATAGCACAAGCTTTAGTTGATCCTATACCTTGGCTCGTTCCTTGGACTAAAATTGCTCAAGTCGGTAGGGCAGCTACTGTGACTGCAGGTGCAGGATTTGCTGTAGGAGATGTTGCCTTACGAGAAAAAGTATTATATGGTAGGGTAGACCCCTCTAGTGTTTTAATGGCAGGTGTGTTTGGAGCAGGTGCAACATATGGTGCAGATGTAATAGCCCGTAGATTTACAAATAAAAATACAATTAAAGAAATTGATTTTGTAGATGAAACAGGGACTACTAAAACTTTGGCTAGTAAAATAAAAGATGAGCCTGAATTTACTGCTAATGCTGCTGAAATAGATGCTGTTGAAGAAGTAGGTAACGCTAGATTAAAAAAAGAAATGAATAGTATTTTGGATGATGGTCCAGAAAACTCAGAATTTCTTTTAAGTGCTACAGCAAAAATAAAAGCTTATGAAGAGTTAGATACTGCTGCAAAAATAACATCTAAATTGAAAGAGTTTAAAAATGTAGGTGTTAATATAACAAGAAAAGAACTAGAACGTCAAGCAACAGTATTAAAAATAGAAGCTAAGAAAGCAAAATTAAGTATTAGCTCTCAAACACAAAGGTTAATGGGCAATATAGATGATGGTGTTGCTAAAAACTTAGAAGACCTTGAGACTATAGGTACAAAAATTACATTAAGTGATGGGTTTATTAGAAAATTTGTTTATGAAGCAACTCGTCCAATTTTTGGAGGAGCTAGTGGGGCTATTGCCTATTCTTACATGGGAGAGGAAGATGATACTGCTCTTATGTGGACTATAATAGGAGGAAGCGCAGCGTTAGGTTTCTGGCAAGGCAGGGTTCAACGTAGTAAGTTTTTAACTAAACCTCAAAAAGAAGTTATAAAAGATGTATTATATCAAGAAGCTAGTCTTACTAGAAATACATGGACTAAAATAAATACTGCCGGTTCACATGCTGAAAGATTAAATGCTTGGGGAGGATCGTCTGCAATGGTTAGTAAGCTTATGTATAAACAACAAGGAGCTTCTCTTACAGGAAGAGTCAACATGCCTGTAGAGTCTAGGTCAACAGATAAAAAAGTTAAGTTATTTAATTTTATACACAACAAAGTTTTAAATGATGTTCCTCCAAACATGCGTGAGGACTTAGGTAAATTACGAAATGGCTTTGTTTCACTAGATGAATTAGCTAAAAAATATAATGCTTCAGAGTTAGAAATTTTAAAAAATTCTTCTGTTAAAATTAAAGAGTTTACAAATTCTTTAGGCGAAGCTGTAAGTGGAGTAGGTATAAAGTATAAAGAACTAGAAAACTATGGTCTTACTCAAATGTGGGATTGGGGAAAAATAGGAGCAGACAGCGATAAATTTAGTTACCTTTTAAAAAATGCATGGGCTGTTCAAAAATATAAATTAGACCCTACAGATATTAAAGGAATTGAAGCCTCTATTAAAAGCGGAGGAAAACAATTTGAAGATGAAGTTAATCAAGTAGCTATAGGGTTAAGTGGGCAAAGAGCAACAAGCGTATTTGATGCAGATGGTAATTTTGTTTTACCTCTTGTTAAAAACTATGAAAAAAGCAGGGTTATTACAGATCAGAACTCACGAAAAATGTTACAAGAATTTATTGTTAATGACCCACAACAAACTTTAGCTCATCTTGTAGTGCAAACTGTTCCTAGTTTAGAGTTTGCTAGAACTTGGGGAGCAAATGGTGAGTTATTACGTACTGTTAGAAGAGACATACATAACAAATACAACGCAATAAACAAAGGAAGAAATGTTGATAAGTTAAAACAAAAAGAATTACAACATATTAATGACAGTATGAATGCTTTTTTTGGCTTGTATGGAAATAGATTAACAAACGAAACAGGACATGTGATGATGGCAGGATTAACTGCATTAGGTAATAGTACAATGTTAACTCGTGTTTCTGTGCCTAGTATTGGTGACCTTATACAACCATTACAAAATAGCGGTTTTATGCCAGTAATAAAATCTTACGCAAGTGCTGCTAAATCTATTAAATTACTAGGAGGAAAACAAGATAGTTTTTCTGTAGAGGGTTTAGGTATAGCACATCTAAATGTTTTAGACAGTGAATTAAAAGCTATAAATTTTGGATTAGACCCTGCTAATAAAATAGGTCAAAAAATAGGAGCTTGGAATGAGTTCTTTTTTAAAATAGTAGGACTTAAAAAAATTACTGAACTAGCAAAAGCAAGAGCGTATGATGCAGGAGTTTATCGTGCGTATGCTATTTCTAAAAAAGTTACTAGTGGTAAAAAAATATCTGAAAGTTTACAAGATGAAATAAACGCTTTAAGTTTAAGTACAGAAGACATGCGTAAAATTGCTAGTTTTAAAAACACTCGTTTAGCATATGATAATAAAGAAACTAAAAAAGCTTTACACATTGCAGGTTTTAATTCAGCAGAAAGAGATGCTATCACTCCTACAGTAGGGAATCGTTTACTTTTTGCACAGTCTAATAATCCTTTGGTAAGATCATTAGGGCAATTCTTGTCGTGGGCACAGGCTAAAACTTCACAGACAAATGCTTTAATTACTAGAATTGAAGATGGTGATGCTGCTTTAGCACTTAGAATGTTAGCTGCCTTATCTATTTATGGAGGTGTTAGAGAGCTACAGATAGCAATGAGTCCTTCAAAATATTATGATGAGGAAAAAAATGTTCCTGAACGAGGCTCGTTTAAATATATAACTGAAGCAATGCGGTTGTCAGGAAACATAATGCCTTTTCAACTAGACAAAGCACTTTCTTTGGTAACTGGTGCAGGTGCATCTGAAGGTCTTGGTGGAGCTATTCCGTCTTTAGGATTGGTTGAAGATTTTATAAAGTTTGTACCCAATACAGCAGCTAATGTATGGGTAGAAGGCGATGGACTAGGTGTAGTAGCAGATACAATGGACCTTGTGCCTTTTGGTAAAGATTTAAAAAATATTTTATCTGAAGACAAGTTAGGTATTATAAATATCGAAGACGCTCCCCGAGGAAGAAGGAAGCGTTCAAACAGAAGAGGGTTTGCAGAAGGATACGAAGTTACTAATGTTCCTTACGTAAAAGAAAATCCTGAAGAAAGAATTAATCCTAGAACAGGTGAGCCTTATACAGCTATTTATAAAAGATAATGTATAAACACTTTTTAGAACACCTTGAACTTAGAGAAGGTAACGTAGAATACGTTTATCTTGACAGTCTTGGCAAACTTACATGTGGTGTAGGACATCTTTTAACTAAAGACGAATGTAGTTTATATTATATAGATCAAGTTATTGATGAAGAAATAAGAAATCAATGGTTAAAAGAAGATGCACAAAAAGCATGGGATGCTGCAGCACAACAAATTCAAGACCTAGACATAGAGGATACAGGATTTATAAGTGCATTAGGTTCGGTTAACTTTCAACTAGGCACACGATGGATGAATAAATTTCCGTCAGCTTATAAAGCCCTGTCTAATAAAGACTACGATGAAGCAATTCGTCAAGTATCTACAGGCTCTGGTAAAGACGGACAATCTAAATGGAAAGAACAAACACCAGTTAGAGTAGAAGATTTCGTAGGCGCTATTAAAAATTTAACTTGACAAAATTACACAGGGGAGTATAATGATATTATATCTAGAAGATCAATTAGAAGCATGTTACAGACAATACTGTTTACATCAAGTAAGACAAGACATGCCCTTTATGACTTTAGATAATTTTAGAGATATGTTTGAAGATTTAATGGAAGTAATATATAAGGACGAAGAAGTATGAAACTAGGTGGAATATTAACAAGTGTAATTGGGGCTGTTGCTCCTACGCTAGGTACTGCTTTAGGTGGACCAATGGGTGGAATGGCTGCGAAAATGATAGCCGAAGTGTTGGGTGTTCCTAACACACCAAAAGCTATAGAAAAAGCTATGGCTGAAGCAACCCCTGAACAAATGTTAGAGCTTAAAAAAACTGAACAAGCTTTTGAATTACAAATGAAAGAGCTTGAAGTAGATGTGTTTGCGTTAGAAACAGCAGACATACAAGATGCGAGAGGAAAGTTTAGTAAAGACTGGACTGCTCGTATTATAGGTGTTCTTGTTGTGGGTGGATTTATGGGTTATATATTTTTAGTGACTCTTCAACCTCCAGAACAGAACTCAGAAGCATTAATCAATCTAGTACTAGGTTACTTAGGTGGTCTAGCTAGTGCAATTATAAGTTTTTATTTTGGGGCATCACACAAACAAGACTCATGAAAAAGGAAAACACATTAAAAGACGTAATCAAAAACGGAAGATGGAATTGGTTCGGAATAGAAGAAGAACCAGAAGAAGAGCCAATATCAAGTAATTGCTATAAAGGATTATTTTGGGACATGGACACAATGGAGTTCCTTAGATGGAACGAATTAAAAAAGGAAGGAAAATCAACTGAAAGGAAAAGCACAGAGTAGCCTCTGCGTTTTATGTATTGTTGGTTGGACGTATTTGGTAGGTTCGGGATACTACTACTACTTCTAATCACTACTTAGACTAGAAAAGCAAGACCCTAAAGAGAGCTATTGTTAGTTCTACGGGGAACTTGTAATTAAAAATTGGAGAGTTATGAAAAAATTATTAGGCACAATAGTTTTAGGTTTATTAAGCATGTCTGCATTTACTGTAGAACAAACAGGTACAGGGTGTGCTAATGGTACACAATATTGTGAGAACAATACGTTAGATACTACTAACGAAACAACTACAACTAATACCAATACAAATAATAATACCAATACGAATACCAATACAAACAATAATACAAACGTCAATACTAATACAAATAATAATACAAATGTAAACAGCAATACTAACGCTAATACAAATGTAAATAATAATACGAGTACTAATAGCAATACCAATGCTAATACAAATGTAAACAGTAATACTTCGGATGCAACTTCTAACAATACAAACTCTAATACAAATGTTAATAGTTCTACCAGTACCAACAACTCGACAGTTAATCAAACTGTAAACAATACAAGTAGCAATACAAACAATAACAATTCCGTATCCTCAAATACAAA